GCGTATGACCGCGTGCGGAATTGCACCGCTGTACTTGGCGCGGGGATTGTCTTGCAAAGTTACTCTCCTACCCACAATTCGCTGCACGGCACGCGCGGACGATTGACGATTTGCCACGAATGCGGACAATTGATGTGTCGCGGGCAAGGAAATTTATCCACGTATTCCTGATTCACGACGCCCGCCGCGAACCGCCGTGAGCAGTCCGCGCATGACGGCGGCGGACCAGAGAACACGTAACGCAGCAATGCGCTATAGTTCCGGCTGCGAAACTCGCGGCGCGCCGCTTCTGAGGTCGTCACATCTGTATTCAGCGCAATCGAGGTGCGTTTCCATGCGCTGCGCTGCCGCGACCACGTATCTAGGTTGGCATAGTAGTATTGTCGATTGCCGCGCGCGTTCGCGGCATAGAGGCGTTCAATCTGACTTTCCAGATCGCGGTTGTGCGTGCGCGCGATTTGTGCCGCGTCCGAGTCGGACGCGCGGCGTAGTTCCAGTCGCGAATCCGCGCCGGGACTGCGCACGGCTTGGTTACAGCCCGCGGTCCGCGCTTCGAGCGTGATCGCCGTCTGCCATGACCGCGTGCGCATGGCATAGATTTCGTCTGCAAGCGTGCGTATGTCGTCGTCTGCCATGCGATACAACAGCCCCAGCGTTTGCGTCAGTCTACTCATCGACCAACGCCGACCACTCGTCGTCCGACAAGGCTTCGAGGCGCGCACGACCGCGCGCTGTCACCAACGCGAACACCGCGCCAACGGCTTGCATCGCCAGCACTGCATCCGCCTGCCGTTCAGGTTCGAGCGTTTGGAGGATGACCTCTGGCGACTCGCTGCCGGGGTTGGCGGCAGCATTCAGCATCGCGCCGATTTGCGCCGCGCCCACCGCGTCAACCCGCAGCGCCGTCAACAATTGTTGTAATTGCGTTCGCTGTTGGCGCGACAACGCCGGAAGGTATCTGCGCTTGGTCATTGGCTTGTTCCTCGTCGTTCGTTGGTGTGCCTAGCAGCGCCTCGACAGCGCCGCGCACGGCGTTGCGCTGTGCCACCTCAGCCGCTTCTTGTGCCGCCGTCACCACGTCCTCGATCTCCGCTGCGCTGTAGGCGAGTTCTTTCAACATCAGGCGTTGGATCGGCGGCGGCTGCCCGCTGACGGACGCCAGCGCCGTCAGCCGATCTTGCGACGATAAGCTGTCAGCGATTACCGGACGATCCAGCACGTGCATGTCGATCTCCCCGCTCGCGTAACTAGCGAGGCTGAACGACTCGAAGCCACGATAGCCGCCGACGCCGCCGACGCTGACTGCCATTTGCAGCGCGCGCACGAATGCCGCGTCATAGTTGCCGCGCGCCTCTTGGATGCGACCAATCGCGTCGCTGTACGCCGCGCGAATGCCCGGCGCGGTGAACGACCCGCCTTGTTCGCGGACGCGCTGCAATGCCAGTTCGGGCATGTCGCGTTCCAGTTCCATCAGCATATCCCGGATATTTGCTGATGCGCCGGGAATGTCGAGTGGGAACACCATGGCAAACGGCTGACTTTCGGCGGGTCCGTAAATCGCTGGCACTTTGTCGCGGTCGTCAGTCGATGCGACGAGTTCGGTGTTTGCGCGCACGCCGGCGAAATACCAAAGCGCGTTGACCGATTTTCGAACCTGATCATTCAGGATCGACGCGCTATCGTTGATCTCGTCGATTTTGCGCAGCGCACTATGGAACGCATTGCCGCCCCACTCGAACCCCATGTCCGCGTGCTTCGCCAGTACGAGAGGTACAAAGCCGTATTCGTTCGACCACTCGCTGACGAGCGCGCCGCTAGCATCGGCATAATACGCAAAAGGTTTGCCGTCGCGGAAAGTTTGAAACCGCTGGGCGTCGATCATTTCGGTATACGTGTAGCTCTTATCCGGCGTCCACGTCATCCGATCCGGGAGCAACACCGACGCTGACGGCGGCGCGGTGATCTCGTATTCGATCACGACCGCCTTTACATCCCCGACGCTGTTGGTGTCCACTGCCTTGATCTTGCTAGGGTGCAAGACTTCAAGCCGGACTTTTTGCGCCGCGCGATCATCGACCACCTTCAAACCTACATCTCCGTATAGCGCGCCCTGCCGCACGAACAAAGACTTTTGTTCGGACCAACGCGACCACGTGTATACATTCCGCAGCGCGCCCTGCAAAGCCTTATTGTCGAAGACCAGCGGTATCGCGCCGCCAGACAGGTGTTCCATGTCGAGGCTGCCGCCATAGACATAGCTGACGAGGAGATCGTTTTGACGCTTGACCGGGTTGTAAATCGCGCGGATGTGCTTGTACAAGCTTTCAAGGTGCTTGTGCGAGGCTGACGACAACGCCAAGCGCGAATAGACCGTGTTCGCATAATAATGTTCGAACATCTGGTATCGCGAAAGCCGAGCACCGTAGGCGTCCCAATTTTCGTCAAGCGCGACGAGCGCGGCTTGATTATATGCCATAATCCCGGCGCGGGCTGCTGTCATAATCCGACTCCACCAAGCCACATTGTCACCCCTACCCTCTGTAAGCACTCAGCGCATCCGGCGCGCTGGACTGAGTCAACACTCCATCGCCAGCGAGCATGGAATACGCGCCGCTGAGTGCATCAACCTGATCGTCATGCGCGGCAGCGGGGAACATGGCAAGTTCGTCGATGAAGGCGCGATTCCATGCGCCGCGGACTAACGTGACGCGACCTGTGCTGCACCGCGAGGCGACGGGCGCGGCGCGCGTGTACTTGTCGCCATATGGAGCTTTTGCGTCCATCGCGTATGCGCGCATCCGCTTATCGCGTAGCAAAAATTGCAATTGGACAATGCCCGCTTTTTCGGCTTCCAACCTTATCGCCACGTTGTATCCATCGATCCGCGCGTTTTGCACAATTGCCTCGTGCACGTCAGGTAGCTCTTTTTGAGCGCGCCAGACATCTAACACGACGATACGTTCGTCGTCAGTCACGCCGAGCTTGAGCCCGACGCTGAAATCGGCTCGGCGATCTTCGGTGACTGCCAAATCGTAAAAACGCACAACGGTTCGGCACACAGGCGGCGTATCGACAATCTCAATCGCTGCGGTGGCGAATAGCCCGCCGCCAGCTGGTTTGGGCGATTGTTGGTACAGCGCCTCCCATTCGAACAAATTTTGTTCGCGTATCTTGCTCAGCGTCGGCAAATCGAATTTATTTATCCATAGCGGTTCGCCCGCCATGCGCGGATCGCTGCTGCTAGGGTCGTCAAGCGCGATCGCGGGCAGACTCAATATTGTCCAGTCACCCGCATTACTACTGTCCAACAATCGTCCGGCGAGGTCGTCCTTGTGCCAGCGCGTGAGCGTAATTAGTATTCGCGCATCCTTTTCGAGCCGGGTGTAAAACGTCGATGTATACCAGTCCCACAGCGCATCCCGAAACGTCGCGCTGTTGGCTTCCTTCCTATTTTTTACCGGATCGTCAATGATGCCGAAGTCACACCCCATACCCGTTATTCCACCGCCGACGCCGGCGCTTCGGTAAAATCCGCGCCGATTTACGATCTCGAAAATGTCGGAGTTTCGCAGGTACGCGGCTTGTGCCGAACGCCCATTGCTGCTGAATAGCCGCGTTTGCGGAAACAACGCCGCGTAGGCGTCCGCTTCGATAATTCGCTGTCCGTCGCGGTTCATCCGGCTGGCAAGATCGGCGCCATACGAACACGCAATAATGCCAGCGTGTGGTTGTCGGCCCAACACGTACGCTGGGAACCGCCGCGACACCAGTTCGCTTTTTCCGTGTCGCGGCGGCATGAACACCAACAAGCGACGAATGTCGCCGCTCAGCAACCGATCCAAGTGTCGACATAAAGCAGCATGATGCCAGTTGGCGTCGTAATCCGGTTTCGTAAACTGCGTAAACGCCAACATGGATCGACGCGCGTACTCGCGTCCGATTTCGCTGCGAACATCAGTCTTCGAGACTCCGGCCAAGGGCCTCAAGCTGTTCGATGGTGAGGTCGCTGAAATCGATTTTGAATCCAATCGCACCTCCGTCTCGTCCGCTGAATTCCGTTCTACTCGGCGCGTTCAGCCCCAACAGTTCGATCCGTGCTTTTTCCGCTTGGATCGCGCGCGCGAAATCTTGCACTTTCATCGACTTCGCGAAGATGCGATCCAAGCGCGCCATTGCTTTACCAAGTTCGTAGCTGCGATCAAACCTCGACTCTTGCTTGATCAGATCAGTCGCCTTCTGCAGATAATTATCAATGGCGTCATGCGTCAGCGCCCAGGACTGCACCGTGTCGTCGTTGAGGATGTCGCGCCGTTTCGCGCTGTTGACGAGGAGCGTGTAAATGTGCGTGACACGCAGTTCGACTTCAGCGTTCGTGGACCGTTTCCTCGCCTCCATCAAACATCCTTTCAAAAAACGCGGTCACGAAAGTTGCATTGCGGCGGGGTTGGGCGGCAGCGCCAACGTGCTGGCGCACGCAATATCGATGTGAGAACGGAGAGTTGGTGGTTCTTCAGCGGGGTGTCAGAAGGAGATCTGTCTCTCCAGGCTTCTTTGTCTTATCACCAAAAAGAGCTGTCTGACTACCTTTGGTGAGTGGACTTTCTTTGATCTCAAGTTTCTTGTGAGGAAAAATGGCTTCGAGAATTTCAATTGTCACATCGCGTGTAAATTTGCGGGCATCCGTCCGAATCCACACGGTCGCATCGGGTTTCATGACTGCTGCACATTTTGTGAACACACTTTCCAAAAGGATGCGGTATTCGGGTTGCGACCAGAAACCGTCTTGCCAGTCTCCACCCGTTTTTGATGGACGAGAATCATGTCCTAGCATCCAGAGCCGGAGCCACTGGTCGTAATGATAGCTGGTCACATTGTAGTAAGGTGGGGATGTGAAAAGGAGGTCAAAACGCGGCATGTCTCCCGCTTCGACTTCCAGCTTGATCTGATCGAGTTCTAAAGCACTGTTTCCAATCCGTGCAGTGCCTTTATGAAGTGTCGGCAGCCCTTTGGCATACCGCCAGCGAATGCGCTGCTCCATGAAGGGCAAAGGCTTTACATCGGGCGGGCTAGAATTGTGTTCACGCCACCACTTCACCGAATAATCTGGAGCCATCGCTTTACCCTGCCGGGTCTGGTTGGAGAAGGACTTTTCTTTTGCACCGTGCAGGTAGACCAAGATGATCGCCATGAGCGTGGCATCGGCAGCATTCTGCCGCCACTTCAACCCTTTTCGCGCCGCCAGTAAATAACGCAATACGGTTTGCGTATAGCACTGATGAAAGAATTCTGGCAAATCATCAATCTCGGCATCGCTGATTTCATCAGACTGACGACTAATCGCTTCATTGCGCTCTAGAACTGAGGCTTCTGACGCTATCTCCAGTTTAGCTTTGCCGTACAACCATCCCACGTCGTTGATCTCGATACCGCAGCCGTACCGCCCAGTAGCTACCGCTGCATAAATACTCGAACCACGCCCTGCAAA